CGTGCCAACCTTCGCTCCGCCAACCTTAGCTTCGCCAACCTTCGCTCCGCCGACCTTCGCTCCGCCGACCTTCGCTCCGCCAACCTTAGCTTCGCCAACCTTAGCTCCGCCGACCTTCGCTCCGCCAACCTTCGCTCCGCCGACCTTAGCTCCGCCGACCTTCGCTCCGCCAACCTTAGCTCCGCCAACCTTAGCTTCGCCAACCTTCGCTCCGCCGACCTTCGCTCCGCCGACCTTCGCTCCGCCGACCTTCGCTCCGCCAACCTTAGCTTCGCCAACCTTCGCTCCGCCGACCTTCGCTCCGTAGCAGGGTTTAAGTTTGTCCCATTGCAAATAATAAATACTAAGTATTTTGTTACTATTCTAGATGATCATGTTTTATGGGGTTGTAGAAAGATGACTTTTGATGAGGTAAAAAATTTTGAATTGAAAGACTGTACTACACAATGGGAAGCCAACGAATTTAAATTAAATAAAAAAATTATCACAGAGATGATTAGATATTACAGAAAAGAAATAAAATGAAACTCCCAAAACACTTAGAAGAGCGGCGAGATAATTGGCTTGGCGTAAAACCAACACTTCCTATGCCAGAAGAAATAAACGATGCTTTGTCCTATGGTTTTAAACGAGGCTACGACGCAGCAGTCGCCGACATGCTCAAGGAGATTGAGCCGCTGGTTGAGGGAGCTAAAGAGTATGTTGCCAGCAATTTTGAGTGCCGAGACGCAAAACTAATAAATGCTTTTCGAACCTGGCAAAAGAAGTTTGGAGGCGAAGGTGACTAAAGAACAGCGCGATGAAATGATTACGTTAGCTCATGACTTCTGTGAGCGTCATTATTTAGGAAGTCGTGAATATACCAATAAGGCCCTAGGTTTTGAAGCAGGCTTCACCGCAGGCGTCGAGTCGGAGAAAAAACGGGCTCAGGTATTGATTGAGGCTTTAGAATCAATTGATGGTTATAAACGCTATATGCTTCGAGTAACAGTTGAACAAATTGATAATGCCATAGCCCAATACCAGAAAGGCGGCGAGGGTGAGTGAATTAAAAACCTATTTTTGGGTTCCAGAGGAAGTTTTATTTGAAAGTGCTGGCGATTGCTTGGACAAGTTTCCAGACCTTGGCGCTGCGGCACTTGTGGTGAGTCATGTGGCATTTGAAAAACTCCAGCACGAAAATCAAATCTTGCGCAATGGGCTTTTAGAAATTAAAGCAGAAGCGCGAGAATACTCTGTGTATCCATATTGGGAAACGGCAGCTGAAACTTTGAAAGCCGCCGATGCGGTGAGGGATGGGGAATGAACGACACAACCAACAAAAATGAATTTTGTACAATAACCGGAAGCGCAATAACTGGCAGCCCGACCAATTTTTCAAATGTTGAATTTCAAGCTGGGCCACCTGATCCCGCTTATATTGTGGGGCCGTCGCCCGACCCAGCATATTTGGAGCAAAAAGAATTTCAAAAGCAGCTGCTTGAAAAGCTGGATACTGTCATTTATGTTCTCGGTCTCATCGGTATAAAATAAGAGGTAAAAATGATTGATTCACTAGGGCTCATCTGTCAAACAAATGGCGACCGTGGCGACACACCTTGCCGAATGGGTCCGGTCATTGCTCAACAATTCACTCAATTTGTCATGTCAGACCACGACTTCATTGGCGCTGCCCAAAAGCATTTGCAGGTGAGACATGGGGTTTACATTAGAGACCCAGACAAATGGAATCAGCCAAGCGATTTCAGCCGAGACCAGGCCTCACGGCTGATGCTTGGATTTTTTATTGCCGGGCAGTCACACCTGGCCTGGGTCTATTACACCCTAGCTTTTAAAAACTGGTGTAGGCACCAAAACGGTGATTTGATTGGTTTCACTGAGTGGGCAAACATCATTCGAGGCATGGGCTTTTGGTTTTTATACCCGCTGCTGTGGCTCTTTGATTTGGGCTTTTTGTTTAATGTGCTGGTTGGTGTGCGCTTGCAACCTTGGGACATCGACAACCTATTTGTGCCTGACCTTTACTTTAGTCAGTACAAATACAATACGTTGCCTGCATTTATCGCCACAATGGCCTACGACAAGCAATCGGCGGCTGTGCGACTGCAAGCCAACCTTTCAAACGATAACGGCAACAACGGCTGCCTAGAAGCTTTAAACGCAAACTTGTATTTCTTGGGCAAATTGCCATAATGAACTGCCACGGCTAGCGGTCCAAACTAACCTTCACGTCGCGTTTGTTTTGTCCAACCGTTAGTCGTGGCACTAGAAATGAGGAAACATGCCAAACACATCTGCACTGACTTTGATTAAAATGTTTGAAGGATGCAAATTGCATAGCTATTTAGACATGGTTGGGGTCTGGACAGTGGGTTATGGGCAGACTGGCAAAGATGTCACACAAGGCATGGAAATCACTGAAGCCATGGCTCTTGACTGGCTTGACCATTCGCTTGAAAAACTAGAAACACTTTTGCATCACGCTATTGAAAATGACGACTTTTTTAAAAATGAGCGCAAAGTCGGCGCAGTTCTATCGCTTGTCTACAATATAGGATTTGGTCGGTTTCAGACCTCAACAATGCTAAAAAAGATCAATGAGCAAGCGGACGACCGCGATATTGCGGATGAGTTTCTGCGCTGGAATAAAGCAGGCGGCGCGGTGGTTGAAGGCTTGCTGCGCAGGCGCGAGGCCGAAAGAGCCCTCTTCTTGAGCAGCGACTAGTGTCCATAGTTGTTGAGCACGACCCCAGCAACCACGCCAACAGCAAAACCAATATAAGCGTATACCCAAGGATTGCTAGACGGTGCAGGAGCCTGTACAAGCTTGGCAGTTTTGTTCTCATCAATGTAGTCCTGCAATCTAATTGCGTCTGAATATTCCCTGTAGTGCGCAGGCTTTACAAGCACCCCATCAAAAGGTGCCATCTCGTCTTTCTGCACAACCACATCAAGGTCGTCAGTGAGTGGTGTTACTTCCTGAGCCTGAGTCTTCATTGAGCAGTTTATTGTTAGCATCGACAAGATCATCAAGAGGCATCTTTTTGACTTCTTCATCTATTTTCTGCTCCTTTTTGTCTACAAGCTTAGCGGCATGCTGTTGTGCTGCCACCATGATAATATCGTAGGACTTCCAGCCGATAAAAGCCAAAACCAAAATGAACAAAAAAGCACTCAAGATATTCAGCATCATTTGTCTTCTCCTTTTTCAGCAAATTTCTGGACCACTTTCGCGGTTGTACAGATACCAAGCCAAGTGGCAATCAAAGGCAAATTCTGGACAGCCTCATGAGCATAAACAGAATACCCGCTGATTCCAGCGGCTACCACAAGGCCCACGTACATTTGCAAACGCACGCTAGAAAGCTGTCCATTTGATTCGCTGAGCAGTTCTTTTGCTTTCATTCTTGCCCCTTCTTAGTGGTCACTAGCACTGTACCTGGCGACAACTTTGTGATTTGAGTCTCAATGTTGTTTTGCCGAGTCTGCAAGTGCCTAGCAATCGCCACTAGCTTCTGCATTTGTGCATCAGTATTTTTCATGATTTCCTTGAATGACGCCTCACTCACAAATATAGACTCAGCCTGCTCAAACTGATCTGCCACATTTTGACTTGCTACGCTCACAAGCAATTGCATTTGCTGGTTCGTCTCTTGGTATTGTTTATAGTGAGCATCCCTAGCTTCTTTTAGGCCAATGACTAAATCATTTTCAATTTTGCTCAGTTTGTACTGAAGAACACTCAGCTCTTCCCTGGCTTTTGTCACATTCACTTCAGCAGCTTTGGCGTAGTCTTTGATGTTCTTGATCTCGCCTTCAATGTTGGTCTCATAGAATTTTTTTGTGGTGTACAAAGTGATTGCCAACAGTGCGCCACCAACCGCAGACCCAAAAAACCATTGAATTAAATCAGTCATAGTTAAGGTTACCTAAAGCCTAGCAAGAAATAAATTAAATTGGCCAGTATGCGTCAGCCGTGAAATTTTCTTGAAACTAGCCTACCGCTGCATTTAACACTGTACCACACGCAAGCGATGTCAGTTTTAGCCAGGAGGCGAACACGTCAAAGGACGCTTGTGTGCACAACAACAGTGATTTTAAATTTGAGGGGGACAAGTGAAGGCATCAGACCTGATTGGGCATAGTTTTTTCAAGGGCTTGATTTACGGCCCAAGTGGCATGGGCAAGACAGTCCTTGTCGCACAATTTCCAGGTCCAATTGAGTACTGGGACTTTGATGGCAAGCTTAGCTCTGCTGTCTACTACTTGCCCACCATTGGAAAAAAAGAGCAGCTCGCAACAATTGACGTACATCAGTTTGGAAAGCTGCCAGTCAAAGAGCGCATTCCAGCTTGGGAAAAGCGTACACAATTGATTGACGAGTGCATCAGGCACGGTAAGCCAATGCCATTTAAAACACTGGTGCTAGACACAATCACCACTTTGTCTGACATGCTGATGGACGACTATATTTTCAGAAGCCAACTTGGCATCAAGCGTCCCATGGAAGGCATCAACTCGATGCAAGACTATCAGCTTTACGAAAAGCACATGACACGAGTTCTAGTAGGCTTGCTTGCTCAGGACATCAATGTGGTTGTTCTAGCTCACATGGAAACTGAGAAAGACGAGTCTACTGGCCAAATTGAACGAAAGCCACTTGTGAAAGGTCGTGCACTAGGCCCCAAGCTACCAATGTGGTTTGAAGAAGTTTATGCCATCGTAGCCAAATCAGATGGCTCTCGAGTGCTACTAACACAACCAGTAAATGGCCACATTGCTCGTTGCCAACGTGGCCTTGCTAAAGAAGTGCCTGCCAAAATTGAAGAGATTTTGAAATGAGCAAGCCAGCCGTGATGCCAAGACTAAAGCAACCATTGTTTACAGCAACAGTGGAGGCTTACAGAAAAGCAGAAAATGACGCCATTTTATATTCATTCATTAGAGCTTACGATGCCATTTGGAACCTTGTGTACTATCCACAAGACATGCGCACTGAGGACATTTTAAACAATGGTGAAATAAACTTGCAGGCTCTTGGCAATGCCATTGAACAAGCCTTTGGTGACGAAATGTTTGATCTACCAAAGCAAGAAGACGATGGACAGTTGTCTTTTAATTTTGATGAAGAACCCAAATAAAAATCAACCGGCCACAGGCCGATAACAAAGGAGGCCCGAATGGGCATTACAATTACTCCAGACTTCAGTGAAGTCCAGGAGCGTTCACAGGTTCCCGCTGGTGTCTACAACGTACGAGTTGATAGCTGCGAGCAAAAGACAAGCAAAGCTGGCAACAACTATCTGTCATGGAAGTTGATCATCTTTGGAGCAACTGGCGAGTACGCTAAGCAGAACAACCGACCATTGTTTTTGACAACAATGATCGAAGGTAAAGCTGCAGGCACTCTGCAACAGTTCATCCGTGCTTGCTTGGGCACTGTCGGTGCAACATTCAACACTGATGACCTCATCGGCAAAGAGCTGCAAGTGACTGCAGTTGACCGTATGCAACCTGATGGCCGCCAAGGTTTCCCTGAAATCAAGTCAATGAAAGCAATCACGCACTAACTCTTAGGGTCTGGCTGACTAAATACAACAAAGGCATAATCCCCTTCCCATGTTGGCCAGGCCCCATTTTCAATTAAAAGGTAGCAATGCTCATCCAAGGCGACATCGCAGCTTCAATTCTATTTCTCACCGACACCCAAGGTGTGCACTGTAGAGCAGAGGGATTGGTGTTCAGTGAATACCTAGGCGCTCCGTTGTTCAATGCACTGAAGAAAGCTGGCCTGCGTGAGTCCACCTACTGTTTTGCCTACTACGCTGACCAGCTCGAGCTGTTTGAAATCATGAGGCAAAGTAAAGCCAAGGTCATAGTGCCGCTTGGTGATGGCCCACTGACTGCCGTCACTGGCCTTTACAGCATTTCCAAATGGCAGTGTTCAGTTGTGCCTGCCACAGCAGAATTTGGTGGGCGCAAGTGTTTGCCAATGTACCACCCAGAGCAAATTATGCGGGCCTGGTCTGACCATGTTTATTTGTTGATTGGCTGCCAAAAGCTTGTGTGGGAGCGCACTTCAGCAAGGGTGCTTGCACCAGAACGCAAATTCTTGTTGTCACCGCCACTTGAGGAAACTCTTGCCTACCTTGCAAAGCTTAAGACACAGACAACTCCCATCGGAGTTGACTTTGAGTTTGGCCAAGGTGTGCTAAACACAGTTGGCTTTGCTAGAACCAGAACAGAAGCAATTGCCATTAAGACACTAGCTCAAGACTATACACCAGAAGACCACCACAGGCTCTGGGTTGCCATTGCTGATGTGCTTGAGTCACCAGTGCCCAAGGTCATTCAGCACGCCGCCATTGAGGTCACCTGGGCTGCCCGGTACGGCATCCAAATTAACAATGTTGTGCACGACACAATGTGGGCCATGAAGTTTATGCACCCAGAGCTAGAGAAGGGCCTCGACAATGTTGGGCGCATGTACACACCTTTTCCTTACTGGAAAGATGACAGTGACAACTGGAATAACATCAGGGACTGGCAGCGCCACTTAGATTACAACTGCAAAGACACCACGGCCACTTTGTGGGCCTACTGGGAGCAGCGTGAGGCCATGCGGCAGCGAGGCATGCTGAAGTTGTTTGAAACTTTCTTAATGAAATTTCAGCCAGTCATCCAAGAGATGTGTGTCAGTGGCCTTCAGATAAACCCAGCCGCAGTTTTAAATTTAAAAGAAACAATCACACGTGAACGCGACAATTTCAGCCGCATCATTGATCACGAGTGCATGGAGAAGCTTGGCGGCACTATCAACCCAAGGTCACCCAAGCAGCTAAAAGAAGCACTCACAAGAATGGGCATGAAGTTACCAACCAAGCAGGCAAAAGGCGGTGGCGATGCAAAACAATCAACAGACAAAAAAGCCCTTGTTAAACTCAGACGTAAGCACCCCGATGATCAAATCCTATCAGCTCTCATTGGACTTTCAGCAGCCAACAAAAGGCTGTCTAGCTACATTGACTTTGACTATGACCAACGGACCAACAAAGTCCATTACACTTTGGACGGATGCGGAACTGAAACAGGACGCTGGTCAGGCTTTGGCTCAGCTTGGGGAGACGGCTTCAATCCTCAAACGGTGCCTAAGTCAGTACGGCGATGTTTTGTTGCCGACCCAGGAACAGTCCTTGTCCAAATTGACTTGATGCAAGCCGAGTCCCGCTATGTGGCTTGGGACGGCCCAGACGCCAAGTTCATTGAACTACTGGAAAGTGGCCAAGACATTCATCGCTATGTTGCTGGCCAAATATTTAAAAAGCCAGAAGTGATGGTGACGCCACTGCAGCGACAGCTTGGTAAAAAAGCAGGCCATGCTTCTAACTATGGCACAGGCCCACGCACATTTGCTGAGATGGCTCTAGTGGACATGAACTACTACCTTGAGGAGCGTGAGGCACGTGACATCCTAGAGGGCTATTTGCGCACCTTCCCTGGCGTCAGGCGCAGGCAAGAGGCCGTGAAACGTCAACTGTACCAACAACGCATGCTCAAAACACCAATGGGTAGAGAAAGGCATTTCTATGGCAGAATGGATGACTCCACATTCCGAGAGGCATACGCCTATTGTCCTCAGTCAACAATCCCAGACATCACCAACTGTCTCATGCTCAAATTGTGGCAAGAGCGTGATTACCTCGGTCTCGCTTATGAAGAACAAGGGAGATTCCTGCTACAGGTACATGATTCGCTGCTGCTGCAGTGTCGGCCAGATCGAGCTGCTGAGGTGGCGGCGTACGCGAAGTCACTTAACGAATGGCATCCTCGTATTCACCTCGCCGGAGGGCAACTGCTCATACCTGTCGATGTAGAGGTAGGCACTGACTGGAAGAACATGGAGAAGGTGTAAAATGAAACCAAGGCGTAAAACCAAATGGCTCACCATTGCCAGAGAAGGTGACTTGATCACCGTGGGCAACATTAACATCAGGGTCACCAAGGAGCACTCAAGCAAAGCCAATGTAGGCCTTGAGATTGAAGCGCCAGCCAGTGACAAAATTACCAAGCAGGAGCAAGGTACAAATGGGCACACGAAACTTTTCTGATTTCTTGGTAGGCTTCCATGAGTATTGTAAAAATCACGACAGTCCTCACATCTACAAAGATTGGTCTGCTTTGTCTATTGTGGCTGGTGCTCTTGAGCGGAAGGTATGGTGTTCTAATGGGTTCATTACGACTTACCCTAACCTTTATATTTTTATTATTGGTGATCGTGGTGTTGGCAAATCAGTGATGACCTCAGTGGCCATGCGGCTGCTTGAAGAGGTGCCTGGTGTTTCACTTGCCGCCAACAAGATCAACGACGCTTCTTTAATTAAAAAAATGATCAAGGTGGGCCACTCCAAAGGCTTTGAGATGAACGGCACCACCTACAAAAATTCAAGCGTGTTCATTTACGCTTCAGAAGCCTCTAGTACCTTTAAAGAGATGTACCCAGGCTCAAGCATCATTACGACCCTGACTGACCTCTACAACTGCAATGACGAGCCCTGGACCAACATTCCAAAGTGGAAAAAAGACACCATGAAGGATGATGAGGTGGCCGTGCATAATCCGTGCATAAATTTGCTGGCCTGCAGCACGCCTAACTGGCTGATGTCCAAGGTTATGACCAAAGGGGACATTGAAGGTGGCTTTGGCTCTCGCTGCATTATGGTTGTGCACAAGGGTAACTTCGAATTCAAGCGAGGATGGCACCTAGGCTCGATGGAAGACGCCACCCTACGTGAGAAGCTAGTCCAGGATTTGCGTGCAATAGCGGCCCTCAGGGGCGTTTATACGGTGACTGATGACTGGCGGGCTGAGCACGCTAAATACCAAAAGAAGCACAACGAGCGCATGATTGAATTAGACAAGGTGGACCCAATCATGGCGGCAGTACTTGCCCGAAAAACAAGCACATTCCTGATGAAAATTTCAATGGTGCTTGCTGCCAGTGAAAGTGACGACATGGAAATCAACGGCACTCACTGCATCAGGGCCTGGACTATGCTGAACAGGCTAGAAAAAGACATGGCCTATGCCTTCAAGTCTTTTGCGGTGTCTGAGGAAGTGGCACATGTCCAGGACATCAA